CATGCGGGCCTCCAGGCCCAGGACGCGCAGCGCCTGGATCTGCGCCTGTGCATCGGTGGTGTCGCCGAACCTGGCGCGGATCAGGTTGTACTCATCGTCGCCTTTCACCTTGCCGTAGAACGCGGCGACCATGGCGCAGGTGGAGCTGAAGCACTCGCGGTAGCCGGTGCCGCTGCGGTTGTCGTTCTGGCTGAAATACGGCACCCGCAGGATCTTCTCGGTCGGTCGCGCCGGCCCGCCCCACAGCTTCACCTCTGCCTCCCGTCGCCGCCTCAGGCCTGCCTCACTGGGCCCGCCGGGGTTGACGTAGAGCCGCAGCGCTGCCGACACATCGGCCAGCCTGCCGTCGCGCAGGGCAGCGGTGATCGTGTCAAACCCCGAGGCCCCGTAGAACCCGGCGCCGACGTTGTAGGCGAACGACAGGAGCGCCGCCTGCTGCCGGGCCGACATCTGCCGCCAGGTCGGGATCCGTTGCGCCAGGGCTGGCACGAGGATGTTGCGGACGTAGTTGTCGAGCATCTGATCGGCGACCGCCTGGGTGATGGTGTCGCCCGGCTTCACCCGGGACCCGTCGACGTGAGTGGTGTTGCCCCAGCCGATCGTCCAGGGTTCGCCGCCGGTCTCAGGGTCCGGGTAGGCCTTCAGCTCGCAGTCCTCGAACTCCCGAATCAGCGGCAGGGCCAGTTTCACCGCCGGGTCATCCGCTGGCTTTGGCAGCGGGGCAGCACGGAACAGCTCGAAGAACCGCCCCACCTGCTCGGGGGTCAGCTGCTCATGGAGCCAGTTCCAGGCAGCAGCCTGATGCGGCTCCGGCGGGTTCGGCGTGAACCGGGCCGCGTCCAGCAGCTTGCCGCTCATCGCTTGGCCAGGGGGGTGACCAGACCGGCGAACAGCTCAATGGCGCGGTAGAAACGTGCGATCAATTCGTCGTCCTTCGGGGTGTGGGTCAGGTTGACAATCAAGACGGCAGCCCCGTGGAGGGCCAGGACGATTTCGACCAAGTCGGTCAGCTGGATGTTCACGGCCGGACAACGGCAGGGGGTGTCTCCACTCTAGGGAAGGCCCGATCCATGCCCACCGTGACCAGCACGGGCAGCACCAGCCCCAGCACGGCCGCCAGCAACAGGATCTGCGCCCGCGACTGCTCCAGCCGGTTCAGGCGGGCATAGATCCCATTCTCGGGCTCTCCCAGTTGCTGCCGCAGCTCGCTCATGTCGGTCACCAGCCGGTCGACGAGGGTGCGCACCGCCACGACCTCGCGCAGCAGGTCCAGATGGTTGATGCGCTCGGCGTCCACGGGGGTCAGGGATCTGCTGTCACCGTAGCAACGCTGGCTGCAGCCTCCAGCATCCGGCATAGGCCCGGATTATGGGAGTGGGTCGCATAGGGATCGCAGTTCATTGAGAGCAACTGCTGAAACACGGCCAGCCGCTGGATAGCAACAGGCGCAGGTGACTTGTAGCCGAGGTCAGAGGGTAGCATTAGAAAACACTGTTGGCGTTGATTGTCGCGCCATACTGCGCGGAAATCCCAGACTTCCACGATCGAAGTCCGACGTTAAGCGCCAGCGTGGCATCGGCCGCCGTAATGACGACATTGGCCCCAGTAGGGTTACCCTCTCCGTACCCAGCGGCGCCGGCAGAGAAGGTCGGATTGTGGCTTGATTGATTGCTGGCGTTTGCACCAGCACGCTGAAAGATACCGAGCGCGGCAACCGGATTGCCTGCGGAATAGATACGATCCGAAATGTTGACGGCTGCACCACCTTCTGGCACTAGGTATGAGCTGCCTTCTCCAAGTAGGATGCCGCGGGTCTTGGTTGAGTTGTAGGCATTAGATCCAAACCTGCCGCGCCAACCGCTTAGAGTTGTGCCGCTATTTGATGCTGCATTAACACCATAGTGCGCAGTAGTGACGCTGAATCCAAACCTGGCGTGGAAGACCTGATCCATGAATGGGCCGTCGTTATCGTTGGCAGGATAGTCAAGAGTCGAGGATGTGCTGGAATTGGTCAGCAGATGCAGGCAGTTTGGCAGCAGCTTGCCGGTTAAGTCGGTGTAATAGCTCCAGTCATTGCCGACTGATCGCTGCACATAGACGCTACTAATTGAGGCAAACTCTCTACTTCCCAGTACGTCAAGATTGATGCTTGTTGGGGAGGCGTACTCGCTGGGCGAGACAAGGGTATGGAAGAATTGGCGCCAGCTCCAAGGAGCGGCGACGGCAGCAGATCCATGGTGGCCATAATCGGCACCGAAGATCCCGTTAGCGCATCCAATCCCCGCTGAAGTGATTGTCGTGTTGCCTCTCAGGTACAGGTTAGAGATCCGCAGCCTTACGTCGTCATCAACAGCAATGTATCCATCTCTCATTCCGCTTACATTGCTACGCATCGGCAGGCCAGGTCCTAGCATGAGGTCATACAACCGAGCGATTCTGCCGTTCCCGCCAGATGCACGGATAACAGACCCAAAGTTAATGCCATAGAAGTCACCAGTGAATCCCGATGCCGTCCTTATGCTATTGATTAAGGTGTCAACGTTTGTTGCAACCGTTGACGAGTAGACGACGTTTCCCGACGCTGCAGTGCCGTTGATCTTGTCAACAGCCGGCACGCCAAGCCAGGTAGAGTCGACTGAACCAAGAAACGCGGTCTTGGGCCATTGGCCATTCGCCACTGCTTTAATTGTTTCCGCAAGGCCCAGGAATACGAACCCACCTCTAAACTCTACATCCCGAGTAGTCCTGATGACGTTTGGTGTAGTGATTATCCATGAATTAGTATTGCCTCCCGATGTGCCAGATGTTATCGCATCGCGCAACAGCAACCGCCACGGAATAAAGTGCGGAATCGTGGAAAAGCTGTCATACCCAGTGCCATCGTAGTAGTTATTGGCAACGCCAGCAGATCCGGCGCTGTTGCTCGGGAACGGCATGGCTGAAAAGGATTCATTCCATGCCTCAAATCGAACATTGCAATTCCAGTAAGATTCTGGATTATACAAGCCAACTGCTGCCACTCGCACAACGCCAGCTTGCTCGGAATTGCCAAGCACTTCATTGAGGTATTCTGCTGCCCGCGCTAGAGACGGAATCGCCGTTGCCGCAGATGTCGGCGGTGTTGTCAGCATACTCTGCAGGTTCCGGTCGGCTGCTGTTGACTTCACATAGACCACGACCTCTCCCGTTGATGCGCTGATCAGTTTCTGTGATTGCTTCCATGCGTTAAGACCTGGAACATTGACAGCCGATGGATCTCTATTGATTGCTGAGTCCGATGTTGCGACGGGAGCGGCGCCGCCAGTCTTCTGCAGCTCCGACAGCAGCGCCAGCCTGACGGGACCAAGGCCTGTGGTCTGACCAGCAGCAACGTTGTCAAACTCGACCGGGCCGCCAAACACGGCAGTTCCATCAACAGTGAGCAGCTGCGTAATCGTCAGTGTGTCGCGCTCGTTGCTGGTGCTGGTGTTGATGTCCCCTGCGCCGATGTTCTCGACCGTCAGTGTTGCGCCTGTGGTGACATCCTCAAGCCCGCGAGGCGAGACCAGCAGCCCATCCTCCTGTGATCCCTGCGGGATGACGCGCCCGCCGCCCTGGTTGGTGAACAGGTAAGTGAACTTGTTCTGGGCGGACATATCCTGTGCCGACTTTGGCACGGCCTTGCTGTAATTGCCGGCACCGCTCGTGAACCACCTGTGAGCGCCCATCCACAGTGTTGACGGACGCCGGAACTCAATGGCCCAGTTGGCGGATCCATTGGCGGCGCCACCAGCTGGCGAGACGCTGCTCAGTGCCAGTGTTGATGACGGGCTTGACGTGAGGGCCGGATTGCGGTTCCGCGTGGCTGACGATCGCGGGATCAACGCCGCATGAGCATCACTGGCCTGATACCCAAGGGCTGTCAGCAGCAGAAAAGCCCCCAGGTAGTCGGTTCCTGTCCGATAGGGCCCATAGATCACCGCATTGCTGGTCCAGGCGGTTGACCAGTTGATGCCGCAGGTTGTGCTTGTCTCCTGCCCGTCGGTGTCTGTGTCGAACACCAAGATGGGCGATTCGTTCTTGTAGTTGTCCTCAGGGGCAAACGATGACTCCATGTGCACAAGAGTCTCTTGCCACAGCTTCGGATCTGGCGTTGCAGATGCCGTGGTCAGGTCCACGCTATTGACCCAATGCTTGTTGCCAGACAGGACAACTGTTCCAGCGCGATAAAATGTGCTGTTGGCATAGTTGACGGCAGTCCCGCCACGACGGATGGTGATCTCTGATGTCTTGACCACGCCGGCGCCAGGATCTCCGCCGGCCCCGGCGGTGGTGACCATCAACAGCTCGGAACTGGAGAGAGCGCGGGAGATGGTGTTGCTGGTCGTGTCAGTCTGCAGCACGTAATGCGCAGCGGGAATGCGGACCAGCGTCGTGTTATTGCATCTGATGCTCAGCCGACGCTCGTCTGGCGTCCTGGTGTCAACCAGCCGACGCACGTAGACCCGTGAGCCAATGGCCAGGCTGACTCCATCACCACCGGCCTCGATTGCGTTGCCGCTTGGGTCAGTTGCCGCCGCTGTGATGTTGATGACCGTCGGCGCAGCGGATGACCACGCGGAGCTGGTGACCAGCGCACGCCAATCCGGGCCCTGGGCATTCTCGATCCAGATGTACGTCGATCCGGGGAGGCTGTAGCCCTTCTGTCCCAGCAGGTCAGGCACCATCAGGCTGGAGCCATACGGGGCAAGGGCGGTGGTCAGTGTGATGGTGCTGGAGCTGATCGCGCTGACAACCCCCAGCTGGATCCGTTGGATGTTGCCGGACTTGAACTCAGGCGATAGCGGCACGCGGATTGCCGCGACCTGCCAACTCTTGTCCTGCGGCAGTGCAGCGGCGCGGTAGCCTTTCGCCAGTCCAGCGCAACCGCCGAAGCTGCTGTTGCCGTTGTTGCTGTCAATCTCGCCGCCAGCATCGACGAAGGATTGAACGGCCTCGCCAATGTCAAAGATTGAAACCTTCTGAATGAAAGCCTCGTTGATAGCTGCGACACCAATGGATCGCCGCGCAGGATTCGGCCTGACATTATCCGGGGTCTGGGCAATGTAATCGGCATAATTGCTGACGCTTACCCAGTTGCCGCCGCTGTACTTCTGCCAGCAGGTCATATCCTTTTGCAGGCTGACTCCGGTGTAGTTGGCGATAACGAAGGACTTAAACCCTTCGACCTTTGTGCCATCGGCCCACAGTCGACCCATGCCATAGTCCGACCGCACCGAGCACTGGAAGATGTAGAAGCTCGCCGAGTTGGTGCTGTCCCAGCTGGCTGATGGGCTGCCAGAGATTGGCGCCGCGATGGTGTACTCCGTGCCGCGGGCGGTCAGGTAGGCCTGCGACAGATTGCCGCCCGATCCACATGCGGTCCAGACGTTGCCGTAGAACGTGTTCAGCTCGGCCTGGGTGGCATGGCCAAACGCGGACAGGAGATGATGAGACGCGGCGGTGTCAAGGCTGTCCCTGAAGGTCAGACCATAGGCGTAGCCGCCGCCAGTCGTCTTGATGATCTGCCTGCGCAGCGCATAGGTGGCGATGCCATTGCTGTAGGTCGGCGTCTCATCGACCGCGCCATTCGGCACCCAGCTGGGCCTGAGGATGGTGTGACGCAGATCGCCGGTCAGCGAGACGATTGATGCTCCCCGAGGCAGCAGGACGCCTCCTTCGGTCGGATTGAACTTGATCAGATGCTGCCAGGTCGGCTCAAACCCATCGGCCCACTGGCTGACGTCGATCGCAGCGCCGTCGGTGCTGGGGTTGTTGTAGACGATGTGCAGCGCAGGACTGAGCACAATGCAGACACAGTCCACATGAGCCAGCGGGTCGCTGATGTACCAGTTCTTGCTGGTGATGATCGCCGCTTCGATGATGGCGCGGTTGAGTGTTTTGAATGGCCGCTGCCTGGTGTAGCCGCAGACCAGTCGCTGATTCTCCAGCCGCTTCAGCTTCTGCGCAACGATCTGCTCGGTGGTGCTACCACCAGCCGCTTCGGTGGTGTTGTATGACCCAGCGGCGAAGAAATCGCGGCCGATGTAGGGATCAACGAACAGCACGAATGGTGCTGTGAGCGGATCAATGGATTCGGCTGATCCACCGATGATGTTGGCATTGCCGATGACCTGCCGCAGTCCGTCCAGCATTGCGGATAGCTGGGATTTCGCCGTCGCCTGATCTGACGCGAGGGGCCAGCTGCCGGAATCCCCCGCTTTCTTGACGATCGTCACTGCTGCGCCATCGGATGCCCACCCTCAGGGTAGCGGCCATGAAAAAGCCCCAGGCCGTCACACCCGGGGCTTGCACCACTCACCGCGTCCATCCTATCCCATCCGTAGCTCGGTCTCGCCCAGGACCAGGAATGCCGCGCTGCCGGCGATCAGCTTCCGGGCCGCCGTCTGGATCCCAGTCCGGGCCAGCAGGATGTCGGCCTCGTACCACAATGCGCCGCCCAGTCGGGGATCACGGCAGGGGTTTGCCGTCGCCGCCTCGGCTTGACGGTCGCGGTGCAGGTAGAACCGAGCCCGGGTCCGGCAGCCCCTGTCGAGCATCATCACCAGCCGCAGCAGGGCCGTCGCGTCCTGGTTGCCGCTGCGATAGCTGCGCTCGACGTCGAACTGCAGAGTGCCGCTCCCGCGCACGAGAGCCTTGACGGCATCGCCGAACGGTTCGGCCAGGGCGCTGGTGTCGGCCGTCGCCGCCTCCTGGTCCAGCGTCCATTCCGCCAGCTGCGCCTGGATCCGCCAGCCGATCAGTTCGACCTCAGATGCGGCGGCCGGGATTGTCGTCAGCATCTCCGCCGGGGCCTCGGGCTCGTCGAGGGGCAGCAGTGCCGCCACGGACTGAGCCAGCTGCAGCAGGGCCGCCTGGTAGGCCGCAGCCGCGGAGTAGGGAGCCAGCACCATGGCGCCGAAGGCGACGCCCGCCAGGGGCAGCCGGCCGGTCGTGCCGCCGTTGACCCCGTTGATCTCGCTGTCGTAGAATGCCAGCCGGCCCAGGGTATCCCGGCCGACGTAGCACGCCAACTGCTGCGTCAGGCCGGTCCCGGCCGCCGATTCCCAGTAGGCCGCCGCATCGCTCGCTGCCCAGTAGGGACCGGCATCGGTGGTCCGGTGCGCTGTGGCGGGCCCAGCGATGCCGAGGCCTCCCCAGTGGCGGTGCCCATCGGGGCAGTCCGCGTAGCCGTTGAGGTTCGCGTCGATCGGCAGCCCGCGGGCGCAGGACAGGATCACCCGATCGCCGGGCCAGTAGCCGGGCTCAGAGAGCCACAGGCGGCCGGAGTCGAACCGGGCATCCGTGATCACGGTCAGGGGTGGCCACTCGCGGCTCAGCTCCAGCTCTCCGCCAGTCCCGAGCAGGCTCATCAGACCGTCCCGCTGATCTCGTTGAACGTGATCCCAACCGGCACCTGGACGATGTCACCAACGGCGACGGACATGCCGACAGACCCGAACAGGACCGTCCCACGAATGTTGCGGTCCAGCAGGATCAGCTCCAGGCTGCGCGGGGTGTCATCAGCGGTGAGGGCCTGCTGCAGGATCGTGCTGACCTGGCTGCTGCGGTCGTAGAGCAGGGTGGCCGAACCGGAGTAGGACCGGAGGCCATAGACGTAGCTCCGCGAGTCCTGGCCCAGGGCGGTGTCTTCAGGCAGATCCGCCTGGAGCTGCAGCGACACGTCCCGGGCCTTGGCCACGGCGATGCCGTCCAGCCGCAGCTCAGCGTCTCGGGAAGTGAGAACGGATGCCACGGCTGCCGGCGAGGGGGATGGGTTCAGGGTAGCGGTCAGCGCGGCGGCGCCGATGCCAGCCGGTCCTGAGCCTTCTGCAGGCTGGCTGCAGCGGTTCGCTTTAGAAAGTTAGTTGTTTCGATTAGCCTGACATCAGGATGACTCCTGCTAGGTCGAAGCCTATCAAGAATAATTGCAATGCATTGGATGTCGGTTAATGGCTGCACGCCTAGTGCGGCGCAACGTCTAACGCAAATAGTCGTTAGCGGCAGGCTGTTGACATCGCTCCATTCGTGAAAGCGAGCGTAGATCTCCTTGAGCATTGCTACCCTGCTGCGAGACAGCTTGCCCTGCTGCGCATACTCATCAATGAGTTGCTGTCCGAAGTGTTCAATCATGGCCGATGGGGTGAGTGATGGGGATTGCCCGGCCGAAGCCGGGCGTGCAAATGGTCAGCGCGGTGGCGCCGATGCCAGCCGGTCCTGAGCCCTCTGCAGGCTCGCTGCAGCGGACTCGATCCGAGATAGCGACTTCGGCCGCAACCGTTCGGCAGCCTTGGCCAGGATCCTCACGGCGTGGGCCGCTGCTGCCAGCCGGGACTGAGCATCGCGGTAGGCCTCGTCGTACAGGTCCAGACGCTGCACGACTTCATCGGTCGGCACGTAGGACCCGGCCGAGTTGATGTGAACGTAGATCGGTTCGGCCGGGCCATCGTTGCCGACGACCTGAACGGCGCGGATCATGGTCCTGGCCTGATGCTCGCGGTGCTTCTCCGCTGCCACGGCGTCATCCCACTCGAAGGCGGGATGAAGCGGCGCGGCTTCGGGTCGTGACTCATCCACCACGAGGGCGGCAGTCAGTTCACCGTGATCAGAGCGGATGCGCTCCAGCTCCTGCCCAGCGGTCTGAGCATCCACGGCGGCGCGATAGCCGTTGCGAAAGTTGAACTTCTTGGTCATTGATCCTCTTGAGAAAGTGAGTGTTTGCCTTGCCTGCGGTGCCGAGCCGCGCCTAGCCACGCCTAGCCACGCCTGCCCTGCCATGCCGGGCCGTGCCGCGCCCAGCCTGGCCTTGCCATGCCTGCGGTGCCGTGCCACACCTGGTCAGGCCGCGCCGGGCCCGGCTAGGCCGCGCCCTGCCTGCCGTGCCTGATTATCTGCACCACGCCTCTCCTGGCCAGGCCTTGCCTTGCCTGCGGTGCCCTGCCGAGCCGAGCCCTGACAAGCCACGCCCCGCCTCGCCTGCCGCTCCCGGTCCAGCCTTGCCATGCCCATCCACGCCCAGCCTGCCGTGCCGCGCCAGTCCTCGCCTCGCCTGCGGTGCCCCGCCTTGCCTGCGGTGCCGGGCCAGGCCATGCCGTGCCGCGCCGTGCCTGGCCTGCGGTGCTCCGCCCTGCCGCGCCCCGCCGTGCCTCGCCTCGCCTCGCCTCGCCTCGCCTGCCGCGCCTGCCCCGGCCTGGCCCTGTCGTGCCGAGCCCTGCCACGCCTTGCCGTGCCTGCCGTGCCGCGCCTTGCCCGGCCTCGCCTCGCCTCGCCTGCCATGCCTGATTATCTGCATCACACGATCTCGAACAGGCCGAAGCCCAGGCCTGCAGAGTCCTTCGAGTCAGGCCGCCCCTCGCCGATGCCGACCTGGTAGCCGACCCTGGCGATCAGGTTCACTACGTCGTTCTGCTGCAACATCCCGGCGTCGTACCGGATCCGCAGCGTCGCGCTCCACTCGCGGTACATCGGCCTGGATCGCAGGTCAATCACTCCGGTCTGGTTCCGGGTCGGCGTCACCCACTGCTCAGCAGTGCCGCTCGTCAGTCGCACCAATGGCGCCCCATCCACTCGGTCGAGCCCGTCCTGCATGACCATGAACGCCAGCTTGGCGTGCGTCATCTTGAACCCGCAGGCCCTGCAGGCACTGATCGCCGCGTTGCGGAATGCGGCGGCGTGAATCCCCTCCCATCCCTCGTCGGACACGTGCTTGGCGCCCTCGAATAGCTCTTGAAAGTCCTTGGGATCTTTCGTCCTGCGGGACTTGGCCGCGCCTCCGGCCTCCTGGGTCTCGCGGATCTTCTCCATTGCCTTGGCGCTGAAGCGATTGATCACCAGCGGCGCGGTGCCCTTGATGTCGATGCTCAGATGCCGGAAATCCGGCGGCGTGATCGCCGCGATTGCGGTAGCCATGTTCCTTCGGTGAGTGTGAATGAATGAGCCTCCCGGCCCATGCCCCGAATCATCCCCCCGAGTGCCCGGTCCTGACCGCCGCCCTTGTGCCAGTTCTCAGATCGCCACAGCCCGCAGCTCCACCGTGATGCCCACCCGCCCGCGCAGGTCGCGCTCCTGGCCCTTCTGCGGTGGCCGGTCCGGCACGAACCGCCACTGCAGCCCTGGCAGCACCGGCGGATCACCTGGGGCCCACACCTCGGCTGGCAGGTCCAGCTCGGTCATCCCGCAGCCGCTCGCCAGCCATGCCGCCTCGATCGCCTCCCAGTCGCTCGCGGGCCGCGCGTCGAACCGCAGGGCCAGCGAGGCGTCAACCGCCAGGCTCCCCCGCCGTCGCCGGAACGTCAGGCCGGCCTCGGATCTGGTCTCGCTGATCGGCACCGCCGGCGGCTGGTACTGCCGACTGGCCGGGCGGATCGCAGGGAATGGCACGCTCACGAGATCACCACCTGATGCAGGTCGGACCGCCCCAGTCTGGTCACTCGGTACGTCCCGCTGGCGGTGCCGGACAGGTCCAGCAGGGTGCCGCCCGGGGCCGTGGCGACCGTGAACGCATCGGCCGTCAGCCCGCCGGATCGGACCCAGTAGGTGGTCTGCTCCTGCAGCCCCGTTGGCAGGGTGCCGCTGGTCGCGGTGAATGTCACCGGATCGCCCGCGGCGAGCCCGTGCGCCGTTGCCGTCGCCGTGTCCGTCGACAGGTTGAACGTCACCGCCTTGTCAACGATCCGGTCCGTCGCCGCATAGCTGGTGACCCGGCACGCCAGCTGGTAGGTGCCGGCGCCGGTGAGCGTCGCCGAGGCCGTCGCCAGGTTCGTGGCGTCCCAGGTGGCCACTCCGCCCGCCGGCACCACAGGCGCCGTCCAGCTGTAGCTCAGGTCCGTTGCGGTCCCGGACACCGCTGCCGAGTAGCTCGCCGTCGCCGGGCTGGTCCCGGTCGTCGCGCCGCTGATGGTCACGGTGCCGATCGTCGTGGTCGCATCAGCCGCGACCGCCAGGATCGGGTGCGTGTCGGTGATCGTCGTGCCCCCGCGCGTTACCGCACAGCTGGCGGTCTTGCTGCCGGCGCTGCTGGCCGTGATCGTCGTGGTCGCCGCCGAGGGGCTGCCGAACGTCAGGCCCGCCCCGCTCCAGCTGTAGGTGAACCCGGTCCCGGTCCCGCTGATCACCGCCGCATAGCTGCCAGCCACCCCGACGGTCAGGGTCCCGGGCCCTGTGATCGTCACGCCGGTGAAACTGCTGGTGATCGTTCCCGGCGCGTCGGTGCTGCCGATGGCCCCCTCAATGACCCAGTTGCCTGCCACCTCCCAGCCCGCTGACACGTCGCTCATGCCCTGCTGATCCGTCGGCCAGTGCAGCGCCGTGACCTCGATGCTGCCCGCCTCGTTGAACGCCATCGACTGGACCTTGTAGGTCGTCTCAGTCCCGAACACGTCCGCCAGGGTGAACACCGCCGACGACTGGCCCACCGCCTTGCCGCCCAGGATCTGCAGCTGCACCTCCTGGATCTGCCCCACGCCATCCCACAGCAGCACGTCGTAGGTGCCGTCGGCGAGGGGCTCGCTTGCGGTGATTGTGCCATCCGCCAGGATCGCCCCGTTGCGCGGGTTGGCGTAGGCCACCGTCTCCATCGCCAGCCGGAAGCACCGCCCGGGGCTCAGAGTCGCCTGCTGGGGCACCGTCTCGAACGTGACCTGGTGCGTGATCAGCCGCTTCAGCCTCGCTTTGAGCTTCCCCACGTCGATCGCGTGGCGCTCGCTTGTGCACCAGTCCGACAGGTCCAGGGTTTCGAGCGGTGCGGTCTCGCTGGTGCCGGCCTCCCTGACCGTCACCTCTCGCATGACCGGGAACAGGCCGCGATTGCTGCCATCACCCTCGGCCCGCCTCTCCTCCCGCCACTTCACCGACACTCGACACGGCTGCCGTTCGGCCTGGTCCACATAGCTCAGCTTGAAGCTGCCCTCGACGATGTTGCCCGCGTTGAACAGGCCCGTGATCTCCTCCGCCTGATCGAACAGCACCGCCGGCTGGAGGTAGCTCACTCCGTTGCGGGTCACCAGATCCAGCAGGAACAGCGCTGCGGTGTCGTTGCCCCAGCTGCGGATGTTGACCGGCTGCTGCAGCGCCCCGTCGTAGAAATAGCGCCGTCCGCGGGTCCATTCGGTCGCATAGGCGAACGACGCCTGATCGACCTGCAGTGGGCTCAGGATCGACCCGACCCCGTAGCGCTCGTTCTGCAGCCCTGCTGCCAGCAGCTCAGGGAACGAGTGCGATCCGTCGATCCCGTCGTTGACGTAGACGCTCAGCTGGCCCAGCTGGGTCGCCTCACTGCCGCTGCGGATATTGACGCCGACCAGCGTCAGATTGTCGTAGCTCGGTGTTGTTGGCGCCGTGTCGATCACGTTGACGTAGGTCACCTCGTGCTCAGGTGCGCCCGTGCTGGCGGTGATCTCGTCGTAGACGAACTGCTCCGCCAGCCGGGCCCACTCATCGACGTAG